ATGGCAACAATCGAAAAGCGCAACGGAAAGTATCGAGTTAAAGTCCGTCTGAAAGGCGTTACCAAGTCAGAAACATTTGCCCTAAAGTCTGATGCTGTCGCATGGGCGGCGCGGACTGAGGCGGCAATCTTGGACGGCGTACAGGGTAATGCGCCCAAAAGCCTATATTTTGCCGATTTGCTGACACGATACCGGGATGAAATCACGCCCACGAAGCGAGGCAATAGGGCGGAAACATACCGATTGAATCGTGCGTTACGATCCGATTTGGCAGATATAAAAGTCAGCGACCTGCGCCCACATCATTTTGCCCAATGGCGCGATAACCGCAAAAAGGAAGTACAGGAAGCAACGGTCAGACGTGAGCTTGAAACACTGTCGGCCGTCTGTCAAATGGCGGTCAAGGAATGGGGGCTTTTGCCGTCAAATCCTCTATTGCAAATCAGACGGCCTAGCAAAGGCAAGGCGAGAAACTACATACCGCCTGACGATATTGTCTTGGCTATCGTGCGTGAGCTTGGTGTAGCTGACGGCGTACCGATAATCACGGCAAAACAGCGTATCGGCTTGGCTGTCTTGTTTGCGATTGAGACGGCAATGCGTGCCGGGGAAATCTGCAATATGGTTTGGCGTGATGTGCATTTGAGCCGGCGCGTGGTGCATTTGCCAATGACAAAAAACGGTAGCAGTCGAGACGTGCCGCTGTCTAAAAAGGCTATGGCGATATTGGATAGACTACCACGGTCTGAGAGTGGGTCTGTGTTTGATATAAGCTCCCACACGCTTGATGTTATGTTCAGACGTGCAAGGGCAAAGGTTGAGGGGGCTGAGGGCTTCCATTTCCACGATACGCGCCATAAAGCCTTGACACGCATGGCGGCTAGGGTTGAGCCTATGCAACTGGCTAAAATCAGCGGCCATAAGGATTTACGCATATTGCTGAATGTGTACTATAACCCTGATATTGGTGAACTTGCTGATTTGCTGGATTAAAAAAACCGCCTGTTACGGCGGTTTCTCTATTTCTGACGGTGGCGGCGAATAAATTCGTGCACTTCTGCCTCCGGCCATAAGAATTTACGCGGCGAGATGACAAAAGGCTTCGGAAAGCCTGCCTGCTTGCACTTCTGCCTCCGGCCATAAGAATTTACGCGGCGAGATGACAAAAGGCTTCGGAAAGCCTGCCTGCTTGCACGTCTGATTAACGAATGTTGCGCGTTTGACGTGTAGTAGGTCGGCACATTCTTGAGATGTGAGGTACATTATCTTCTTCCCTTTCTAATCTTCATCAGGCGGTATTTCCGCCGCCTGTCGGATTGGTAGTTATTCAGCCGTCTGCGCATTGGTTTGCCAATATATTTGCATTGCGCAGTCGGAGAATGTGGAGCCGTCATACTGGTAATATTTTAAGTAAAATCCGTTGTGTCTTAATTCTTTCAAGACTTCTACGGCTGCCTTATCATCTAACTTCTGTTCATTGTAAAGCCAGCTTGAATAAGGTGCTTCGTGGACGAAAACAAAATCCTCCCCCTTTAAAGCTGCTTCTCGTATTCTTTTTTCAAGGAAAGTCTTGTACTCTTCAATGCGTCCTTTCGGATTCAATTCACGCGCTTGTTCCGCTGTTATCATTTCTTGCTCCTATTTAATCTGTACGATGTATTCTTTTTTGTCATGAGGCTTGTTTTGGTTTACCGCCTGCGCTTGGAAGTAGGCGCATATACCGTCCGCGCTTGGATGGGTCAGGATGTTTATTTGCTCGACTTTGTAAGCTGTGCCGTCCTGTGTTTCAAATACCTGCCCGATGAAGTACGGGCAGCCGTGTCTTTCGGGGCGTGCTTTCAGGTCGTCTAAAATATCCTTGCGCTTTTGGCTTAGATAATTTATCGCCGCTGATAGCTGTTTCAGGTCGTCTGAAATTGTCATTTCATCTGTCCTTTCTGATATTCGTTAATTTGCACCGCCACTTTCGGGATTCCTGACAGCTCGATAGCCATAATGACTGCGGCAATCAGGACGGCGGCAATTAGGTCTTTCATGCCGCTTCTCCTTGCCGTATAAGGTTAATCAGGTTTGCGGCACGTTTGAAATGCTTAGTCCAGTTGAAGCAGCTAAAGCCGGTGCCGCTGTCGCAATGTCGGATGATGTTTTCCGAATCCTTGACAGCCTGAACCAGTGCGCCGCCCTTATTCTTGACAAGCATTTTCATCATCGGTTGCCGCACGTCGCCGATGCGTTGCGGGCGGATTGGGTTTAATGGCTTGCCGTACATCGCCGAAAGCTCTGCGTCTGCGTGAATGCCTACATCGTAAAGCAGGTTGGCGGCGTGTAGGATCCGGTCTGTAAATTCGGCATAGGGCATCTTCAGGCGGCGGGCTTCCGCGCGGGAATCGCTGCCGTTGACGACCTTATCAACCGCTGAAATGATTCCGCCATCAAGCTCTAAAAACGTCATGGCTTTCTTGGTAACGCTGACCGCGATTGAGTATGTGGACACTTCGGCTATTAGGCGAACCGGCGCATCTTTCAAAAACTCTTCATACGCGGCGAAGAGATTAGACAGGGGGCGCAATACCAATTGACGCTGATTCGGGCTTAGGTCGTCAAAATCTTTAGTCCATTGCGCGACTGCTTGAGACGCTTCGCGGCAGGCAAACTCCACGCTTTTCTCGTTCGCTGGGTCGTCTGTGTTACAGTACAAGCCCAATCGTTGCACCTGCTTGATGATATGCTCGGCGAAGTTGATTAATTCCTGATTGCAGGCGTAGCGCATATCTTGCAACGACAGCCACATTTTGACGCTACACGTTACCGCTTCGTCTTCTGACACTTTCACGCCTGACAACATCTCGGCGATGTTCTCTTTTTGTGCTTTTGACAAAGTGGATAGGCGGTTGCGGTCAATGTTTTTTACTGCGCCTGCGCGTTTCAGAGCGCGCTCTTCTTGGGTCAATTTCTTCGCCGCTCTCTTCGCGGCAAGTATTTGGCTTGCCGTCGGTTTTGTTGTTGCTGCTACTGTTTGCATTTGGTTTCCTCGCTTTGCCGTCCTCTCAACGACCCGGGCGTTTGGCTGCCTGCCTGTGGTTGTTATCGTTTGCTTTCGATGTGTGCCATAGCAACATCTATGGCTTCACGGATGTCGTTACTTGTAGCTGCCAATACCTCAAAATGGTCTTCTTGCTTTTGGATAACGGCATTTGGGATTCCGAGAATATCGCCATCTTCGTCGCAAAGCTTTTTGGTTAACGCACAATCATTTTCCGCTAGCCAATCAAGGCGAATCGTGTCAGGGTGTTGGATTAACTCTAGTGATTCAGGACGTGCTACTACGTTATAGTCCCCTCGCTCATTCATGATATAAACTGATTTTTCAGAAGCGTTGATAACAACACATTCCCCTAAAAATTTAGTCTTATCTATTACACGGTCGCCGAATTTAAATTTATGAGTCATTTTTTAATCCTTTCTTAGAATGGCACATCGTCCGAAATATCATCTTGTGTCTGTGCTGGCTGCAGTTTCTGCGCTAGTGTTTGTGCATTGCCGCCCAGCATTTTCATTTCATTGGCGATAATCTCGTAGGCCGTGCGCTCGATGCCGTCTTTACCCTGATATTTTCGGGTTTGGATTTTGCCCTCGATGTACACTTGGCTGCCTTTTGTCAGGTATTGCCCGGCAATCTCTGCCAGTTTGCGGTACATGGTTACGTTATGCCATTCAGTGGCCTCTTGGCGTTGTCCATTTTTGTCGGTGTACTTTTCGCTAGTGGCTACGGAAAAGTTACAGACAGCTTCGCCGTTCGGCATATAGCGCACTTCAGGGTCACGACCAAGACGGCCTATGAGGATTACTTTATTCAGCATTTGTTACTTCCTTTTCAAAATTGATTTGATAGGCTTCCAGACGGTTTTGCCGTCCACGTCCTGCGATTGCCTGATTCCGACTATGTGGATGTCGGGATTACCCGCAAACAGCCTGATAAACTCTTCGGCGGTCTCGATAGACGAATATTCAGGGCTGATTTGGTATCGGGCGTTGCTTAACCGCTTCCATTTGCGCCGGTCTTCGTACCACTTGCAATCCGTCTTGTCATATACAAGCCGCCGCCGTTTTTCTTCTTCGGGGCGGCATTTGCCAAACACTGCGAACATGACGGCTCCTTACATGGCGTTGATTTCTGCCTTTTGTTCGTCGGTCAGCGCGTATTCTTCCAACACTTCGGAAACCTCTTTAACGCCTGTTAATACTGCTTCAATCAACGCTGCAAACTGTTCTTCTGTCGGTGTTGGTTTTGACGTTTCTACGGCTTCGGCTTCGATGGTGTTTTCAGCGATTTTCTTGAGTCGTTCGTGATTCTCGCTTCCCAATTTCAGACGGCCTGTTGCGCCAATTTCTGAAAACCAATTTTTATATTCTTCGATGCCTTTGTTTGCGGCCGCTTCGCCATCAGAAATCAGGCCATCTAACTCAGGGTCTGCTTTTACTTCTTTGGGCGTTTCTGGCGTTTGGATACGCTGTGCTTCGTCTTCGTCGTAGATTCCGCCAAACCCAAACGCCAAACGTGCGGCTTGAATCATGGCTTTGTGTCGGAGCATTCGGCGCGGGTGGCTGTTCCACGGTTGGGTATTGCGTTTACACTCTTCCAAGTATTCGGTTACAGTTGTCGGATGGTTTCGGTCTTTGCGGTAAATTTTGCAAGTGCAGCTTTCCGCATCGGCTGTAAATTCCATGCCGTCAAATTGCGGATGACTGTTGATAATTCTTGCCCAGCCGTCCACACCGACCACGGGTGTGATACCGTTGTTTTTATCGGGGAATGCGTAAATCTCTTTGGTAAACGGGTTCAATCCGTATTGTGTTGATACAATCATCAAGGCGTTAAATTGCGCGTCTGTCGCATTGCCTTTAAAGGCGGTTGCCTTGAGTGTTTGAACCAGCTCTTGCGGGTCGCCTTGGATGTTGAATTGTTTTGCAAGGGCTACTGCTTGGTTTTGGGCGATACTCATTTTTAAATTCCTTCTCTGTATTGATTTAAAAGTTTTTCGTAATAGGCTTGGCAGGCTGTTACACGCTCTTTGATTAGTTCGATTTTGTCGTCGTCACGCATGACGGTTACGGTCGTTATGCGCTTTTCAATTGGTATGGCTTCCACGAGGTCGATGTACTTTTCACGGTCTTCCCACGGTTTCAGCAAATCTTCAGGCGTGGGCAACAGCCAAAAGTCAATATCGGCACGGTCGCAATCAAACAGCCACATATAGCCTTGCATTTGCCAGTCGTAACCGGCTTTGATGGCTTTCTTTTCGGCTTCATCGCGGAAAAATGGATGCGTCCCTATGTCCCATGAACACTTCGTATCGACAATCAGGCGGTCGTCTGGATCGTAAATATCACACTCTCCAGTCAGCCAGTCATTGACACGCCGTTCGATGTTTTTTTGATACTCTTTCCCTCTAACTAGGCCGCTGTATTTGATGGCGGTTTCTTCAAACAGATTGCCTTTTTCGGTATAGGCGTTGCCATCGAAAGATTCAAAGCCGAATAATTCGCGCTTCGCCATCTCAATCAGTGCCGATTTGGCGGTTTCCGTTATGGCTTCGCCTTTGGTTTTCGGTTTGCCGATGATGTCGGCGATTGATGAACATCTAATTCGCATATTCAGCCTTCCAGCAACTGGTTGAAATACTTTTCAGCCGCTGCTTTTGTCTTGGCTACATAACAGGCCGTCAAAATGTGCATGGCTTAACCTCCGCATCTCCCATGACCTTTACTTCGTCCGGCATGGCGTTGTACATCTGCTCAACCTGTGCTTCTTGGCTGATTGTTTCAGGCTCTTCAGGCTTCTCGGTTTTGCCGGAAAAGCTACAAGCCGCTATCGTGATGGCTGACACGGCTAAAACTGTTCTGATTGCGTATTTCATTTTTTTACCTACTGCAAAAGTTGATTAATATCGAAGATTCCGTATTGCGCGGCCGTCAATACCGCGCGGCTGTGGTCGGTTTTGCGCTCAAGCCTTGAAACCATCTCATTGAAGTGTCTCAAGAGAATCAGCCGGGCATTGCCTAGCATGATGTCAGGGTGCTTCGCTCCGGCATTGCAAGGCATGGCTTTAATCTTCGGGTTAAAGGGCAGGGCGATGACCTTTTGCATAAATTCGCGCCGTGCCTTCTTCGCTTCGTCTGTCAGGTATTGGGTCAATGCTTTCATGCCGCTTCCTTCCATTGGTTTGCCAGTTCATCAATTTTGCTTACTCGCAAATCAGCGTGATTTGATTTAGTTGCCCAAATCAGCGCGTCTTTGATTTCTTCGTTTTCGTACTTGTTGCTACTTAGTTCGATAGATTCCGCGCCATCTAACAAGCAAGTTCGCCATTCGCCATCATTCTGCGAGTATTCCAAGTCCTCACATTCGACAGCGCATTTGCGAAACTCGTAGGCTTCCTTGATGACGTGTTGCATGATTTGCGCGTGGAATAATTTGAAATTCTTCCTGTTTTCATCTTCTCGGCTTTCTTCGATCGCAATTTCTGCGTCTCGCAATTCTTCGCGCCTGTACATTTCGTCCATTCCCCAATCGGGGCGGCTTGTTTCGTAGATTCGCAT